ATGTTGTAACACTTCTGGCAGATTGCTGTAGAAGTAATTAGCTAATGCTGTAGCATAGAACACAACATCACCTAACTCTTTAATGATTTCTTTCTGGCTTACCTTGGTATCATCTCGTAAATATTTCTTGATCTTCTCTGCTACCTCACCAGCCTCACCAGCTAAACCCAATGTGTTTTCCATTAGACGTTTCTCACCTCGTGTTGTGATCTTACCCTCAACCCAATAGGAGTAATCCATAGGGGTTACATCCACAATCTTGAAAGCATCTATGTCCTCTTGTGTAATCATATTACAGTCCTTTAGTTGTCATTGTCTATCATGTCTATTGGTACATCTTGGAAGAAGAAATCGTCTAGCTCAATGTCACCCCTGTTAACAAGGATGTCTAGTACATCTACCTCTTCTAAGTCTACCCTATCTAGGACTCCAAGCAGTCCGTAGCTAGTTATCAGTAACTCTAGTTGTCCTTTGTAGTCGAACATCTGCTCACCTTAATGTTTATTAGAAGAGGTCATGCGTCATACACATAGTCGCCGCCTATGGTGACCCCCTCGATGGTTGAAGATACCTTGTTTGATTCAGCATAAGCATCATCGAAACTATCGTATAGCATCTCCGTATGTTCTAGATCACCGTCAACCTCAGCTAAGTAAACTACACAATAAGGTTGTTCACCTGTGCTGTCGATGGTATACTCTGGATGTTCGAATGGACCTTCAAGAACCTTATGCAAGGTGATCTTCATTTCCTTTTCCTTTCTCGTAGCCATGTCTCAGGTATAACTTTATCTGCGTACTGGAAGCCATGCTTCTTACACCACATGCCATAAGTGGTTTTGCTGCCCTTGTATAGCTTTGCTTTACTGTTCGTAAAGACAAACCTTATATCATACTCAGGGTGTTGAGACTTAACTGCAAGGTGTTTAGCTCTGTCCGAAGAAATGAACCGTCCCTTGGTCTCAACTACAATACCATTACTAAGAACAAAGTCAGGTGTGTAGGTCTTTATCTTAGGATCTACCCACTTGATCTTTAGTTTCTCGTACTCGAAAGGGACACCCTTCTCTTTAAGGAAGGTAGCTGTGTCCTCTTCTAGTCCTGACCTGTAGCCAGCAAGTAGTGCTCTCTTCCTTAACTTACTCCGCATCCAAAGGAACCTCTGGAACCTTAGGCTCATACACTACATCAACCAAGTACTGTGGGCCGAAACTGTATATGAACTTACGGGCCTCAGGCCAACACTCTTTCTTGAACTCACAGTAGCTACACATCATAGGCAGCTTAGTGTTCGGACTTGACTTGGACTGAGGTACTGGTTCGTAGCGTTCAGACGGGATGTCCCCTGCTACTAAGTCCTTAGCCTCTAGCATTTCATGCTCTTTGGTCTTTAAGTCCTCTGTGAAGTCATGCACATCAAGGCAGATATGTCCGTTCTGTTTGTCGATAGCAAGGAAAGCACCCTGTGTCTTATTCGTCACAAGTGGATCATCTTTACCTGCATACACATACGAACTAAGCTGACTGATGTAGCCGAAAGCGTCATCCTCTCGTAGTGTACCTTCCTTGAACTTCTTGAAGGCGAAGGAACTACAAGACTTAACATCCACAGTCATGCCGTTAATCACACAGTCACGATGGCCTTTGATACCGTGGACATCAAGACGATCCTGTTGTCCTTTAACATCATGACCTGCAGCGATAGCAATGGCAAGTGCAAGCTCTTCGATCATGTCTCCGTAGAAGAACTTGAACAAGGTACTAGCATTGAGTGGGATAGAGGAGTCAGACTTGTTGACCTTGTACCACAGTTTACGTTTACATGGTGTCCCGATAGAGGACAGTGAGAGATAAGCCCTAGGTTCTTGGGGCTTGCCGAAGCGTTGGTTAGCAGCTAGTGATATGTTGGAGCCTAGGGCAGAACCAACTGCCCAAGACCAACCACCTTCACCCTTGATAACCTCGTGCATGTCAGCAACAAGCGTGTCAATGGTTTTCATATTAGAAGCCCACCGCTTCGTTCTCTTTAACGTACTCTACAAGTTCGAGTACCTTAACACCGACAAGGCTAGTACGGCTGTACTGTTTACCGTCACTACCAGTGAATGTAGTAATCAGGTTAGTACACTCAGCTACAGTCCCGTTACCGATAGTACCCATGTCTTCTGTCCAAGGGTTACCATCTTTGTCTGTGACCTTAGGCTCACCACCTGCTTGCTCAAGTACACTACCGTCTTTCTTGAGAACCTTGTGTGGACGGACGAACTTAACTACCATCTCGCCTTCCATGATACGCTTCTGGTTAGGTTGCTTCTGTGAACCTGAGTCTTTGAGCATAGACATATTCTCTTTGTCGAGAACTTGGTTAACAGTGTAAGCACCCTCAGTCTTCTGGTATGCACCACCGTACCCTTCGAGGTCTCGGTTACCCTCTGAGAGGCGTGCCCATTCGATAGGACCAGTTGTTGTTACTTCTTTGTATGTTGTTTTAGGCATTGGTTTTCCTTTGATTGTTAGGGGCCATACTTATATATTAATACGTACAGTAGTCGGTGTCAACAGTTAATGTGTATCTTTCCAAGATTTTCCTATGGAAGATTCACCAGCGAGGGGACACATAATTCCTAGGTGTAATCCCGCCCACTCAATAGCATCTCGTTGTATCTTAGCTAACCTTTCGGCATCTTCTAAACTCCCTCTTATCTCTGTTTGCCATTCGTCATGCACCCAAGTACACACCTTAAAGTCTAGGCCTTGGTTGCTTGCCTCTTCCATCCAGCGTCTTGTTGCATACTTCATAACGAGTGTCTCCCCGTTCTGCAACATACCCGCTAGTGTCTTGTGTTCGCTGGGTACTACAACCCTGCGTCCATCATAACCTTTGAAGTAACCCTGACTTGCTATCTCAGGGATAACTCTCTTCTTTAGTCTAGACAGTCCTTCAATGCTCTCAGTGAAGTTGTTGACTGCCTTACCTGCCTGACCCATGTTAGTCTTAAGGATCTGTGCAATCTTAGCTGTACCTGCTCCTAGTAGGAAAGCATAGATGAACGTCTTAGCCATGTCCCTTGTGATACCAGATAGGCCTAGAGCCTTACGGTTAAGGTTATGGATGTCTGTCTGATCCTCACTCCTACCTTCGATGATAGCCTTGATGTACTGCTTACTCTCCATGATGTCAGCAAGTATTCTGAGCTGGATACCTGAGGCATCTGTACCTACAAGGTAACACCCCTCTGGTGTAGTCCATAGGTCTCTGAACCTACCATCGTAGTCTGACTTCACCTTCTCGACTGCTGTCTTAGGCTCACCGTGAAACACGCTAGGTATGTTCCCCATGTTAGGGTGCCTGTGTGCCATACGTCCTGTCCAAGATCCTATGTGCATGAACTGACCGTGGATACGGGTGTCATTGCTATGTGAGAACGATTGTAACCACTCTGAGAGGGTGCTTCTACGTCCTTCTAGGGTGAGCCACTCAGCGAGAGCATGAGCACCCTCAGGCGCACTCTCAGGCAGTGTCTTTAGGTTCTCCTCTGATACTGTCCAGCCATACTTGTTGTAGTAGTCTAGCTTGTCTAGGTTACCATCTCGTAGAGCCATACGATGTCCTACTGTTCTGTCCACCGGGTTCCAACCAGCATCCCATAGTCTCTCAACACGTTGCTTAGTAGAGCCGGGGTTGAATGTGATGTAGTCGTAACACAACAGCATGTCTCCTACAATCTCAGTCTTAGGGTATGTGTTGATTGCTTCTGATACATTCTTGAACAACTCACCATCAGCCTTGGTTCGATACTTGATCTCCTTAACTACCTCTAGCTTTGGTGGGAAGGCCTGATGGATACGTTCCTCTAGTTCCTGTAGCCTCTTAGTAATCTCTAGGTGCATTGCCTCTGCACTGTCGATGTCGAACTCAAAGCCACCCTCGTGCATCTCTTGGCAGATTATTGCTACGTCATGCTCAAGACGCATAGCTTGTGACCAAGCCTTGTCTTTGATCTGAGAAGAGAAGTGTTTGAACAACTGCTCAGTCACCTCTACATCACGATGGCAGTAGGCTAACATCTCTTGTGTGAGACCACCTTCGAAGTCCTTGAAGTTATCCTTAGGGTATCCTAGCTTCTCTCCCCATGTGGCTAGGCTGTGAGAGCCTATGCCGAAGTCAACAGACATGGACACTACGAGTGTGTCAACGATCTTAGTCATGTCGATCACTGGTCCTACGATCCTGTTGATGACAGGCCCATCGAAGTTAATGAAGTTATGACCTACCCACCGGGTAACTTTCTTAGCGTACTCGACAAACCTTGCACGTTCAGCCATGTCTATGTGTACATTAAGGAACTCATTAGTGATACCTGTATCTTTCTCCTTAGTGCAGATGCACCAGATCTTCTTAGCATCTAGGCTTTCTGTTTCTATGTCTGCGAATACTATCATTCCATCTTCCCTATCCAATGTGTCGTATCATCGAAGGGGTCAAGTCCATCGTCCCCTATCTTCTGTGAGCTTGAAGGTTGTCTCTTCGAACCTGAGCTTACCTGCGAATCCTGTCTTACCAGCTGGTCTGTTCTTGATAAGCAAGAGTTGTGTTGTGTTTCTTTCATCACGATCCTCTGACATCTTGTCTCTCTGTAGTTTAACTACAACAGAGGCACGTTTAGATATAGTCCTACAGTCCCGCACCTGCCCATCATCATTCTCGTGAGCAATGGTTACGATACCTACGTTAAGCTCAGAGGCTAGGCGAGACAGCTGTACTGACAAGGCAGACAACCATTTCTCTACTGACTCGTCACCCTTGCGTGAGTAGGCTAGGTCTTGGATGGGTTCAAAGAACACATAGTCTACACCACAAGCCTCTCGAAAGTACCTGATCTTTTCTAAGATGTCCATAGGATCTTCGTCAACTGCTATCTGGAACTGATACAACCTCTCCTCTGCGGTCAACTCAGTGATAGCCCTCTTCACATCATCCTCCATGTCGTGCTCTTCGATAAGGTCACGGCGAGTGAGGTTCTTGTTGAGGTGGTACGACACAAGCCCTAGGACACCACGTTTCTCTGTCTCCTCTAGGTGGCATATAGCAATCTTAAGATGCTTGTGCTCAGTCAGTATGTAGTACTCTAGGTATCGCATGAACTCTGTCTTACCGATACCCTCAGGTGCTTGGAACACAGTGAAGTGTCCTTGCATGAGGCCTAGTGCTACATCATCAAACGATTCGATGCCTGTCGATACATAGACTGCATCATCCTTCTTATCGAACAACTCAAGGAACTGCTCCGTTGTGTTACGGATATTGTCAGGTGAGTACCGCTTGCAGTTATAGAACGCAGCTTGGTAGCTTGCCTTAGCATTACCTTGTAAGAACTCATTAGCATCCTTGAACTTGTCATGGACAATCTCGTAGGTCTTGTTAGGAAACAATGCACCGATCTTAGCTGCAAGAGACTTACCTGCTTGGTCATTGTCAACGGACAGGATGATCTTATCGAAGCTATCTAACCACTCCTTTGCTTTACCTTGCCATAGCTTCTGGTTAGGTGTTGCGCTGGGCACTGACACACAAGGGTACTTCTTGTCTAGCATCTGGAAAGCAGACAGTGTGTCTAGCTCACCTTCACATACTACAACAGACCTAGATGAACCTGAGTTGAACTTATCCATACCGAATAGCTCGTCTGTCTTGAACCCTTTGTCTGTCTTGAAGGCCTTGTCTTTGATGTTGCGTACCTTACGGGAACCACTAGGGTAGGTGTAGACTTGGTTGTTACCGAATGTCTTAACACCGTACCATTCCATAGTGTCCTTGCGTACACCCCGGTAGTCTAAGAAGCCTCCGATACCTTCAACCTCTACTGGTTCTCTTTGTATCATGTGTCCTGTATCCTTCAATGGGTAGGTATCCTTAGCCCAACTCTTGAGAGACATGCCCTTTGATGGGTAGCTCTTGTCACAACTATGACAGTAGCCTAGCATCTTATCTGAGTTATAAGCAAAGGCATTGGAACTCTCACAGTCTTGGTGAGGGCATGGCTGGTGTGTTATCTCTTGTGCTTGCATTAGCTCCTCACAAACTGTAGCTTGAACATACCCTCCGAAGAGTTTATAGATGCTACGAGATCCATTAGTTGTTGGTATGACATACAGATTAACTCGTGACTGTCAAGGGACTCCTCGTACTGTCGGATGTAGACTTCATTGTTATCTGTTAAGACAACCTCAACATCCTCATGTTTATCTGCCTCGTCCATGATTACTACAACAGAGGCATCTGATTCGAACTCAACTGTGTACATGTAACTCCCCATCTACTAGGATATTAACGTGGGCTACGTTACCCTCAACACGAGTGATAACATACTCTAGCCCAGCCTTAGTGAGTAACAATCTTAGTTGACCTACAGGTATCATAGCTTATCCTCTCCATTCAGTTGATTGATACGCATCTGTGAGTACCTGATAACTTTCTCTAAGTCAATGATCTCACTCTGCACCTGCGTCTTACCCTCGTACATCTTGTAGCCTGCACGACTAGCATACTTAACAATGTTGCCTCTCCAGAACTCAAAGCCATTACGCATGATGTATGTGATAGGTTCAATGGTCCACCGTGCGTAGTGCTTAGGTTCATTCACGATGTCTGCTGTATGCTCTGCCAATACATTCTCCCTAAAGTCTTCACGTTCTTTTATTAGACGATCCCATTCACTCTTTATCACGAAGTATCTCCTCATACTTGTTGAACAACTGCTCAAACTTCCACTGGTATACTTGCTGCATACCTATCAAGGCGTTCATCAGTTCATCCTCAGTAGGTTCACCGTCACCTACCTGTTTGAAGACAACCTCAAGGTCATCACATACACGCCAACAGTCCAGTATCATTGGCTCTAAGTCATATGGTTTAGTCATTCTGCTTCTCCTCAACAGCATCAAAAATTTACTGCGGCTGTAGCAAACCCAGCCAACAGAAAGAACACACCTAATAGGAACATTCCAGCAAAAATTCCCCAAACCAAAGCCACTGGTATAATAACTAGGGTAGCCCCAGCTACACAAAGCCGCCAAGCAAGTTTCAGTCCGTTAAACCAGTTAATCATTCTGTTTCTCCTTTCCCCATCAAAGCGTCCCACGATACAGGGAATAGCTTTTGCATCTCCTCATTAATGTTATCTGCAACTAACCTTGTCTCGTATTGCGTATCACTGGCACAACGTAAGCGACACATGTCAGCGAAGGCATCAAGGCTACCTGACCAGTACCACTCTGTCATGGTGCTTTGAGGTAGTACCATACGGGCCATCTCAGGGGCTACTCCTTGCTGTAACAGGTAGTTATAAACATCAAGAGAAGCCTCGTTTAATTCTTGGTTATCCTCGTTAGGGTCAACCACAAACGTCATTGGGTGCAGTTCAACAACACCGTCGCTACCTTGCTTCTTGTCATCACTCCGTCCTCGCCATACATCAGGCACATAGAACTCAGGTTCATCGTCTACATACCTACGGCTGATCTCATTCCAACGTAGGAACTTATGCTTCACTAGCTGTCGTGCTACGAAGATCGGAGCCTTAACGTGGAAGGATGCGAAGCAATGTCCGAAGGGGCTGATGTGCTTGTGAGCTGCAAGGTATCGGATCAGCTTATCGTCTTTCTTCTTGAGTTTAGGTGGTCCCCAAGGGTCATCCTCCATCTCACTTGTCTTACCGAAGGATACCCGTGCAGCGTTAGCTACTGTCAAGTCTGTACCCATATGGTCAATGTATGTTGCTTTAATCATTAGAACGGAACCTCTCCATTTACATCTCGTGGATCTACATAGAAACCCGGTTGCATGTAGTCGGGCTTAGTTGTGATGGGTTTAGGGTGGACACTCTCTAGTCCCATCTCTTTAAGGAAATCTTTTAGATCGTCAATGTTCATATCTTAACCTCTCCTCTTCAAGGGACTGCTGTATATTACGCTTAACATCTAGGTCAACAGTAGCCCACTTCCTTCTATTCTCAGTAGCAGTTAGTATCTGCATGTTACCACTCCAGTGTGGACCACCATCCGCTAAGGGCCACATATGATCTACTTGATGCGGCACACCTGTAACTAAAGACATCAAACCTTTTAGTTTATATATATCTTTGACCCTCTTCTCTTCTACAGGACAGTCCTTGAGAAAAGATGGTATTAGACTTTTAGTTTTACCTTTATGGAAGGTGTCATACGCTCGTCTATAGTCTTTATTTCGACTCTTCCAGTCAGTACACCTAGCTTTGAATACAGTTATGTTTTCTTCACGTTTAGTTGCGTCATACACCTTATTACAAGGCTTGCAGTAGGACTTTCTACCATCAACTTTGTTTTCTTTCCTCTTAAAGAAACTGTCCAAGGTTTTAGTCTTACGGCACATGCTGCAAGTCTTCGTCATAGTTTTAACTGGTGTCATAACCTTACCTCCATACTTATACATTAGTACGAAACCTATAGTGCTGTCAACTACTCTTTGTACTTTTCTTTGTAGCCTACTAGCTTTTTAATCTCGTCACTCTCGTTGATACTAAAG